CCTAATAAACCTCTCTGTATTTCCTAGCCAAAACATTTAAACGCCGAACGCTTCCCTACCTTGTCGAGGTTGCTACTGCTATTCTTGCTATTCCTGCTACAGCGTTTAAACGCTGAGCAGTACGCTGGCGTCCATGTTTATGTAGGCGTTCGTTCGTGTGGCTGTTCCACCGTTTATTGTTGCTTGTGTGGTCGTGGACTCAATCCGGATAGACGGCACGTACAAACCATTGGCATCGACAAGCTCTTGCACCAACAGAACATCGGACTGCTTGATGTATAAGAACCCAACGACTTTGACGCACAACGACTTAGCGATTGACCTTGCCCGCTCAAGCTTGTCGAACGTCACCAACCATTCATTGCTGTATGACTGTTTAAACTTCATAAGGTCACAGTCGTACCTGCACTTGGTTTCCACTATCGCCTTGATGCAATCATCCAAAACAAGAAACGCATCAACGTCCGCAGGGCGATCCTTCGGGGTCTCAATGTACCTGTACTTCGGGTAGGAGATTAGGAATATCTCCTTTGCCCTCTGTTCGTCAGGCAACGTGGTTTGCCCCCTCGGCGAAAGAATATCCATTTATTTTTTAGGTTTGTTTGTCTTGACCGTATGGTCGCTGTTGCGGCTAAACGAACGGTTAGCACTTGGGGTCTTCAGCTTGAGATTGGACTTGGCGTTCGTGCCACCTTTGGATAGGGGCGTTACGTGGTCAATGTCCTTCCCTGTGCGGTCGATACCCTTGGCATCCATTGCATAACGCGCTCGTTCTCGGGCGTTACGCAGGGGTTGTTCGCCACGCTCTTGTTGCTGAGCGTATTCTTTTTTATACGGTCTCTTCTTGTTCACGTATGGCATTTCGTTTCTCGATTAAAGATTTATCCATGATGCTACCAATCCAAAACCCTGCAGAATTTTTAAGCATCTTCTTGTCCAGCATTTCCTGCTCGTTTAAACAGCGTCTGTCTACACCGAAGACGCCGGTTCGGTGCTTCTTAAACATCCCGTTCGAGTTGAAGTATTCCCGACACGCACCGCACTGATTCCTACTGCTTCCAAGTTTCATTTCAAGCCTCATTTTAACGTTTAAACACGTAAGTTCCACTGTCCATCAGATCCAGTGGTCTAGCCCTGCTGTCGGATAGATACTGTTTACAGCTTGGGTTGTACCACAGGGGTACGCGCCCTTCCCATTCCCCGTGGCGGTTCTTGTCCACAGATAGGACAGCATCAGGCATAGACTGTGCGTCCTTGTCCTCTGGATTTTTCTCTACTGTACGCTCCTTGTGCTTGTTGCGATAGACAATGATCACTTGGTCGGCAAGGTCGGTCATCGCCCCCGATCCCGCGAGGTCGAACTTGTTGGGTATCTTCTGCTCGTTTTCTTGCTTGCGGATGTGATGCACAAGGTGAACATGGACGTTGTATTGTTGGGCAAGTTGGGTGATTTGGTTAACAAAATCCTTCTGGGCGTTGTAATCATCCACTCCCTTGACGCACTTCATGAGCGAGTCAATGATCACGTGCTTGAGTCCCTTGGATGCGGCATAGCGGATCGCACCGTAGATTATCCTCGTCTCGATATTGCCCTGATGGTTGAACACATAGCCCGCGCACAGCATGAAGTCCATGAACTTGTTCAGGATCATGTCGGTAGGCTGATCGTTCATGCAAGCCTGCACCGCCATGCGTTTCAAGGTAGCCAAGGGCTTCATCTCAAGGGAGATGTTCAGCACTCCCTCACCCTGCGCAATCCATCCAAGGCTCACCATACCAAGCAGTTGCGACTTGCCATGACCGTTGATGCCTGCCCAGATGGTTGTTTCGCCTGTCCGGAATCGGATATTGAAATGCGTTGATCCCCAAGGAAGTTTCGCACCCGTGATTTGGTCGGGGCTTTTAAAGCTTTCGATAAGCTCGTCCCTGAACGTACTGCCATCGTATACCTTGGCTTGAACCTCATCGTCCACTGTGTAGGGGATGATGCTATCGCCGTTGATAATTTGAAGAGCTAAGCTTTCGTAGTCTTTCATTGTTTACACCTTATGATTTCCATTTCGCAGCCGTCGTCCCAGCAAAGCACAGACGGTTTAAACGTCAAGACCCGCTCGGCATAGGCTCGGACGCGCTCGCTGTTTGCGCCTACGATATGCACTTGAAGATTACGCAAGGCATTAAAAGATAGTTTGGCAGGGTCATCAGTTGAGTCAACAAACATGACGTTAACTGGAAACTTCTTCATGACCTCGCCCTTCCTGATTCGGTATGGCATGGCGTCGATGTAAAAGAACACCTTGTTTAAACGATCACCCTTCTTTGCCGCTGTCAAAATATCGTTGTAGCCTTGCATTACCTGTCCTTCCAAAAGTCAGTAGGTATGGTTTGCTGTTGATCAAGTACCCACTTAGCCTTGAACCCAACCCAACCTCTTGCACAAATTTCCTGTAGCGCATCGTTCAAAGTCATGTTTGCTTTCTTTGCCTCGCGTTCAATACCTTGGATTGCAGTGTCGGTAATGGATGCTTTCTTTTCTTTTCGTTGCAGAACAAAGTCATCCCAAACAGACTGTGATACGCCTTCAGGCGGGGTAGTATTTATTGGTTTATGGTTATTGGTTATTGGTTTATGTTTTATGGTTGGTTGAACGACCTTCGTACTGTTGTTCAACGGTCGTTCGGAAGCCGCATCTTTATTGGCTTTGCGAGCCTCTGCACTTTTCTTTCCTGCCAAACTTGCAGTTTTCTTCTTTCCATGAAACTCGCGAATCGCCTCGTCTGCTCGCTTATTTACCCACCCTTTTTCGGTCGGTAAAAAGTATTCGTTAAGCACCCGTTCAACGTCCGTTGAACAGTCGATCAACCCGATTATTGATGCGGGATTCTCTTTTGGGATGGGCTTTTCTTGGAGGTAATACAGGTCGAGCAAACGCCTGTATGCCAAGTCTTGCATCGGGGTCAGATACCGTGTGTGACTAGCGTAGTCACCGATATTGAATTGATAGTAGTGCATCTGCAAACCTTAAAAAAAAAGGCTTCACCTGTTCACCAACCTTTAATAAAAAAGGTCTGGTCGGGTAGGCATAGCAACCTACTGGTGAACATGTGAAGCCTTGCTATATTTTAATCACCCCGACCAAGGGATGTACTTATTTTGCACTACTTTTTAAATCAATGCAACACCAACACGACTGAGGACTGTACTTAAAGACGGAACGTATCCGACAGCTTGTACACGCTTCAATCCTCATGCGTCTTGGTGTGGGGGTCACATAAAGCAGTGTTCAAATTAAAGATTGGCGAAGAGTGCAGGTGCCTGCCAAGGTACCTATGTTTCCATGCCGTACAAGGAGCTAACCCTCGTATCCCCCACACCGCTAAATTATCACAACAATTATATACGAACGTTCGTAAACAAACAATAGCCACACAGAGTCACAAACATAAGTATTGATCCTGTATTTCGTTGGTGTATCATTGCAATACTTTCTCGTGATTAAGCCTCCGTGAAATAGATCTGTTCAGGGTCGGTAAAGGCAGGTGTCCCCCTCGGCATCTGCCTTTATTTTTGGGTGACCGTTATCTCGCATCGAGGGTTCTCTTTATCCAACCCCCAGTAGATGTGCTTCTCTTTTACCTGTCGGTCGTTCAGGTAAGTAACCCCCTGCAGTAGATCAAGGATCAGACTTTCGTCTAGGTCAGGTCTGCGTGACGCATAGTGGATCGTCATGGTGACCGCCACATCTTCTGTGAACGGTTCGTATCCCAGCGAAGCAACTTGCTGTTTAAACGCATCAGCATAAGACAAAGCTTTCGCAGACTTTATCAGCCGTGACATAGAGCCAAACCGTACTAACCTACGACTGTTGCTTTTTGATGCAGGCTCACCAAAAATAATTAATGAAAGTGCTTGCATGGTTTATTTTCTTTTGCTATTATTTGTTTTCCATATACGGAGGCTTAATGAAGATCACCAATAAATTCGGGTTACCGCAACCCTTTGTAGACCTTGCAACCAAGAGCGCATATAGCAAGGGACGTGCTGACTATTCTGTCACAGAAATCATTTCCCCGCCAAGAATTCAACGCTTGCGTGTTAAGCACTGGGAAGGCATGGAGCAAGACGTAAGCGACATGACTTGGTCTTTGATGGGGACGATGGCACATAACCTACTGGAGAAGAAGACCAACGATGGTCTGCAGGCAGAGGAACGCCTGTATGTAGAGATTGATGGTGTCATCCTGTCGGGCGCAATGGATTTACAGGAAGAGGTCGATGGCAGTATCAAGATCACTGACTATAAGTTCACAAGCGCGTGGGCATTGCGCGAAGACAAGATCGAATGGGTATTGCAACAGAACATCTACGCATGGATGGTTGGCAAGATCAAGGGCAAGAAGGTATCCTCGATCAGCATCTGTGCTTTTATCCGTGATTGGAGCCGCCGCGAAGCCGCTACAAACCCGAATTACCCACAGGCTAGTGCGCAGGTAGTACCCATTGCGTTAATGGATTCTAGCGAGGTGGAGAAATACATCAAGGAACGGATCGAGTTGCACCGTCAGGCCAAGGTCGATGCAGACTGGGACAACGAACTGATCCACTGCACAGACGAAGAGCGGTGGACAAGGGAGACCAAGTACGCAATCAAGAAGGAAGGCAGGAAGTCGGCGGTGCGTGTACTCGACACACATGATGAGGCGATGGCATTGCTTGCTGAGATGCCAGAAAAAGATGTTGCCTCTGCCAAAGTGTTTATTGAAGTCCGCAAGGGTGAGTCGGTGCGTTGCACTGGCAACTTCTGCGGTGTAGCTAAGTGGTGTTCACAATTTAACAAGGAGCAGGAAAATGAAGACTAGACAAGAGCTTATTTTAGATTTTATGTTGGCACTCGTTGGAGGGGGGGAGGATGTTTTGGAGTTTTATCCGCATTTTGACGATGCCTCTTCACTAACGCCACAAATTGAAGACGTGACTGCGCATCAAGCAATTTACGTTATCGCCGCAGCTTTTGCTGACGCATATTTGGAGCAATCATTATGAGCGTGTTTAAACAGCTTCAGAAGGCGAGGACAATGTTCCTGTCTGCCGACATCAAGAAGTCCGGCAAGAACAAGTTCGCAGGGTACG